TAAAATTGGATGAAGTGTAATAATAATGAATAACTTGAACTAAAATTAATAATGAAAATAATAGGATGAGAATATTTACTAACATTATTGTTTGTTTTGTTTGTTTTGTTTGTTTTGTTTGTTTTGTTTGTTTTGTTTGTTTTGTTTTGTTTGATTGTTTTATTATATTACGATACAATAAAATAATATAATCCTATAATAATATACATACAAAATCCCTCAAAAAAAACCATGTCTGAAATAGCATCACATTATCCTCAAGGGATGGGATCATATAATAATAGAACATATATAGGAGGATATGAAAGTTGGAAAGGAACTGGACTATATAGTAATCCAGTTGCAATCACCGCCGGAAATATACGTCCATTTACAAATAAGGATTATACAAATGTTTATCCAAGTAAATTTGGTTTAGCAAGACCACAAAAATGGCAATATCGTAAAGGTACTACTACTACACCCAAACAAACAATTATCGTAAACCCAGAAAATCCGGCACAATATATAACAGTGAATACAGATCGAGTATCAAAATCATCTAAATCGCATTCATTAATCGGACAATTAATTGACCGTCCTGGACAATTTTCTGTTAAACATAACCCGCCATCGGAACTAAATGAAGCAGCGCAAATGGATAAGGATTGTACAACATGTCGCGGTATTGGACTCGTAACAGATTTTTACCCGGAACCATATCTTACTAATAATCCAGAACCCGTAAGTACAAATACGCCAAGTAGTCGCCCAAATTCATTTTGTTGTAATGAAGCTAGAAAAGCATTATTGCGGGTTAGACCGGCAAGCACAAATCTAAAAAAGAATTATTTTACGACATTGCAACAATATAGACAAAATCGATGCCAGACATATGACCAAAAAGTTTTCAACTTTTATTCGAGTAATCAAGCGGAAGCTAACCGAATAGCACTTCAAAATAATCCGACACTTACCGAAAAAATGTTATTAAGCGCAAAACCGGGTTCGCCATTGGCATTATCAAATACGTATGTCGCCAATTGTTACCCGAATACAAGTTTGAGCGGATATAGTCAATCGGAATTAGTGTTATCGGCATTTGGTTATATAAATGATGCAAACATCTTGTCGAGTAGTGAAATTGCTAGATTTTATGCGTTGCAAATACAGACATTTCAAATATTTGCGGAATATCTTAAAACGTTAACTAATACAGAACAAGCGGTACAAATATTTGAACGATTTATTTCGAATCCTTATTATGGTATGGCGCTTACTGGACCAAGTAATCCACGAGGATGTAAATTAGTGGTTTATAAACCAAGTAATCCTCAATTTGCGACAGAAGGAGGGGTGTCTAGTAGTACTCGAACTTTTAAATTGGCGGTAACCACAGTAGAAAAAAATAAATATAATAATAATAACTATCCGTTTATTTACAAAGATAAGACTCCGTCATGTAATTCGGCGTTACCCATTATGTTTAGACAAGTAAGTTATAATCCAAAAACATGTTTTAGATCATCAGACGATTATTTTTCAAAATCCGTCACTAATTCTGGCAGTTTATCTGCTGGTCCAACTGTTGCAAATAACGGTGTTTCTGCTTCTAATCCAGGCGGACAAGCCATAAAATAGCGCGGGATATTTGTTCCGTTGACTGCGATAATATCATCGTCTCCTGCCACCATCACAACATTTTCAATAATTACGGCTTCCTCTGCTTCTTTAATATCCCGATTTTTTAAAAAAATATTTATTTTTCCGGTAATTGTATTATATGGAATTTTATATTTTTCGCACCATTGAATACATTTCTGTATATTATTTTTTTTCAATGCTTCAATTTTATCATTTTTATGTTTGCTTTTAAAAATGGATAAGATATGATCAATGCTTTCTATTTGTTGATGCCCTATAATTATATTCGAATCCGCGATTTTATTTAAAAAATAAACGGGCAAATCACAATTAAATAATGAAATGATGTTACTACTACCACTACCACTAATACTACCACTAATACTACCACTACTACTACTACCAATACCACTACCACTAATACTAATACTACCACTAATACTACCACTAATACTACCACTACCACTACCACTACTATTTATTGCCATAAATAATTTATTGTTATATGTTTCGTATTGCGATTTTAATGACGAATTTAAATTAAATTGTTTGCAAACAATATACCTATCATTTGATATAATATTACTTGTATTTGGTTTTATGATATATACCTTGTCGTACAACCCGCATAATATAAATAATATATCTAAAACAAGTTTATTAAATAACTCATCTATTTTTATAATACATGTACCACCCGAACTCTGATATGTGAGGATATGGATCAATATAAGAATTAGTTTATTCATTTCAACATCAAAATAAAAAAAATCAATCGCGTTTATATTATTGAGAGTGGTATAAGAGTCATCATTGTAATTTATATCGTTATATTCCGCTCTAAACATATTCAAACATTCTATCGGATTTCCGGCATATGCCGTTTTTATATTATGATTAAAAATACCGAGTAAGTTAAAGGTGGTTATTAATTCCATTAATATATAAAATGTATTAGATGCTGGATTTAATTTGCTAATGGATGATTTATATCCAGGAACAATTGAAAAAATAAATTCATAGGGATTTACCATTTTATATAATAATGATAATTCGTCATTATCTACCTGAATTAATTTCAATGAATCGTGTAGATATGAATAAAGTGTTTGTGAAACATATGGACATGGACACGGACAAGGTTGATCTTGGTATATAGGATTTATGTCAATGATACATTTTTTTTTGGGTAATATGTAATAACTCATTTATTATATTACATATTATACCATATATTTATACCATTTACACTGTATCTTATTTTACACATATATCGTTACAATTCTGTAGCACCAACAATTTTTAATTTTTTCGGACGACCGCGCGTAGGTTTTATTTTTTCGATTTCAGTTGCAGGTTTTATGATTATCGGCGCAAGAGTCGACTCCTCGTCATGAATTACTAGTTTTTTAACTCTTGGCTTTTTTTTCGTTGTTTTATTTTCTTTTTCTTCTACCTTGGCTTCTTCTGCATTAGTTTCTTCTACTGCATTAGTTTCTTCTACTGCACTAGGTTCTTCTACTGCACTAGGTTCTTCTTTTTCTTCTGCCTTGCTATTCCCGACCACATTATCTCCGACCACACTATCTCCAATACCACTATCCCCGCTACTTCCGACAATAACCAACTTTTTATTCAATTTACGAATTTTAGGTTTACTTGTCGGTGGAGACACAATCACCAATTTTTTGGTTTTTTTAACACTCTTATTTAGTGCGGCACCTGGCTTATTTACAGGTTTTATATTCACCCCTTCTTCTACCGCTTCTTCCACTAAATTCGCTGCAACCTTATCCGCATTTACATTACTTATTTTTTTATAAACAAAATATCTATTTAAAAACGAAATTTTTCGTTCAAGTGCGTTCATTTCGGCCGCACTACCATATCGAAGATGTTGTTGTTTATTATGTTTTATTTCGTCGATCATACGATTGAATAATTCTCCGAAAAGCCCGGATCCTTCTGGCAATCCAATAGATCTGGCTTCATCACGAGTAATTAATTTAAATCCATAATTTTCCATAATACGATGTAAATAATCAAAATTAATTAAATATTCGGGGAATGATTTATTAATAGATTCTTGAAAAACGCATATTTTATATCCCAAACTAGTCACATCATCTTCAAATGTTTCGTGATCATATTCTTTTTTAATTTCCCATATTTTAGTATCTCCGTCAAATAAATCTATACTATTCTGTTTTTTCAATAAATTGAAAATCAATTTACCATCATAACACGTTCCTATAAAATACCCTCCAATTCTAGTACACTCTGCCACATTTCTTATATAATTATTGAATATTACTGGATTTTCAAAGAAATAGTGGAGTGCGAATTGACACGATGAAATATTAAATCCGTCTTCGCCTTTCCCGTATTGTCGTGCAACACCCTTCCCCAATTTGGCTTCATCTTTCGGCCCTGTACCAAAAACGGCCTTGGTTATTTGAACTGCTTTATCATTCAACATTGCCGCACCCGATCGAATATTGCTACTACTATTTCCATTTACGAATAATGCATATGGTATATTCTTGAATTCTTTGCGATAATTTAAAAACCGAGCACATGCACCGTCCAATCTATTTTCAAGATTGTCTTTCATCAAATCAATACCAAATACAAATGATAACTTGGCACTAATCCATTTTGGAAAATCTCCGCCTTTTCCGCATGCATAATCGATAAGAGTATCGCCTCTTTTAGAAACACTGCGGAATAACAATTGTTTTACATATAAATTATGAAAATCGCGAAGTGCTCTTGTTTTGCTTGCACCTCCACCGATTCCTTTATTATAATAAATATCATCATCTGCCATTTCATCTGGAATATTATTTCCGGTAGAAATCATATTTTCTGTAATCGGATTATGTATGGAATGCCAATTACTATTAGCTACACGATATGCGTTTCCGAAATTTTTAAGCCCTTGTTTCAATTCGTTTGTTTTATCAGATCTAACGCGTAATGGTATCCATCTCCACAGTTTATCATTTGTCATTTCATATCTAAATTCAACTATAGTATTATCCGTAATTACCTCGTTTTCTTCGGAAAACATTTGATTAATTCCCGTATCGTCTTTTTTTAACATGATATTACAAATCCCTGCAGAAATATCACTTGGATTAGTGGGATAAAATTGTACGGGTTTATATCCGTCATTTGATCTCGGCCCTACTACCGTACCTTTATGACCATTTTCATCATCTATGTTGTTTTTTGGTTCTGGTAAAATATCATTTATTACATCGTTGCATGGATTAATATAACCATCCTTATTTTCATCAAACCCGCAGCGTAGTATAATGGTTTTATATTCTTGTATTTGCGCGATCGAAGATACGTTCAATCCTCCTTGAAATATAGGCGTAACCATATCCAATCCAGCCTCATTTTTATTTGTAGTAATCAGAAAATCCACTGTATTAAATTGTGGGGGTTTCCATTTAAATGAATATTCCCAGGATACTTTTTTATTCATACTTGGTTTTCCAATTGTATTTGTCCCAACCCCCATATTTGCTGGCGTAAAGATAAGACCGTCTGTATTATACTCAAATAATCCCGCCCGCTCTTTCCCTAAAATATAATTACATGCGTCAAAAATATTATTTTCGCCTTCCTTTGCATTGGTAATAGCAGTAGCAGCAGTAGCAGTAGCAGTAGCAGCAGCAGTAGCAGTAGCAGTAGCAGCAGCAGTAGCAGTAGCAGCAGTCCTCGCCAAAGTATTTCTGGGATAGAATTGTTTACATTCAATTCTAATGGGTATGGGATCATCGGGAACCACAGAAGATATAGATGCATTCAAGATTTTTATTAAATTTTTCAAGGCGGGTAATCTATATTTTATCCGCTTTGATACATCTTCTGGTTTTGTCTGTACAAATCCAACTGATCTAATATCTTCATTATCCACAAAATAAATATCAAATGCCGCATACAAATTAATAAATTTCCCGAATTTATCATGGATAATAATTTCCCCGTCTATTAATGAATTAAATATATCTTTATTTGTTGTTTGAGCTCCAGTGAATATTATTTTCATATTCGAATTAATTAAATATATTTTCCCGACACTTGAAATAAACATCATATGTCTATCTCCATCCGCTTTATCTGTTACTGTATAATTTTTACGAATATTTGGAAGATTTGAATCTTCGTTGATCGGTGAAATATTTGGAATTTGCAATGTAAACGACGAAGGACCGATAAAATCATTGGGGTAAATTCGTTCGGCATGAAACTCTTTTCCGTGAACTAATTTCATATAATTCTGTAATGTGATATATTGTTCTGGATAAGAAATGGGATAATTTGACCCCTGTAACCCCATTAATACAAATTTAATTGTTTTGCGAATGGCTGCCAACAATGAATTCGCATTCGAGCAAGATGAGCTCGGCCCAATTTTATAATTATTAACTTCCAATTCAATTTCATATACTTCTGGATTGGTAAAGACTCCCGATTCTTCTGTTGTATATACCGGCACAGGAAATTTATTTTTTCCGCTTGCTAAACTAGAACTTTTTACTATACTAATATCTACATTGATAGGAATATCAGGATGACTAAATGTAACACGGTTAATATACCTGAAAACCTTTTTAGATTTTTCCCAAGTTTCAACTAAGGATTGTACAATTTTATTTGTGGGAGGGATATGTTCTTCAGTTTGATATGAAACCCTAAAATTGAAATCATCAAAATTAACCGGACGCATAAATTCATCTGTATTTTTATTTTTATATTGCGTTTTTTTCTGGAAATTGATCGCATTGTTATTAATTACATCGGATAACATTTTTTTAATATCATTATGCTTACAATATTCTTTAATTGGATGAAATCCAGAAATTTCTGTTCTAATATTTCTAGACATTTGTGTATTTCCAGATATAGGGTCCAAATATTCGTTTTGAATACGTAATAAATACAATCCTTGTTCGTCTGAACACGTAAACCCTAACGATTTTAATTTACGTATTACGTTATCAAAATCAATTTTAGTAAGTGGCTTAATACCGCGAGTACCAAATCTAACTTCTAATTCATGATTTATTTTAAAATTTCTTATATGTGGATCATTTTTCCAAAACGCATTCACCAATTCATCAAATTGAATAGATGGAATTCGTTCTTGTTCTCGTTCTTGTCTGGGCTCATATTTTTTCTTTATAGTTGTCATAATAGTATTCTTATTTTGTTGTTACCGTTCTATATAATAAATACATATTTTTTATATAGAAATCAAATCAATTTTAATATTATTGCTATGCTCGCCAAAAAAGTGTGTCTTCTTTATGGAGTTTTCATAATTATTGCAAATATGTAACTAACATTTCATACAAATCTTTCTTGGTCTTCTTTTTATCATCGGTCGTACTAACTAATGAATTTTTACATAGCAATAATAATTCGTCCAATGTATAATAACTAACCGCTCTAAGAGGTTTATCTATATTTTCCCAGTTGAAATAATTGGTTCTGTAATCTGCTATCTTTTCGGCAGATACTTCTGATTCGTAACAATATTTATGATATGGTAAAGAATGTACGACATGAATTATAGAATCCCCTGTATTGACGCTATTATCAAAACATTTTCTATTATGAATATATAAAATATTTATATTATTAACTGCACATAAAGCTATAAATGTCTTCATACCAATTCGATCTTTATTTGCCAACTCATCTTCAATATCTTCTTTAATATTTTTGATTTTTTTATCTTTTAATATGGATTTTTTTTCTCGTAATAATTCAATGCATTTGAATTTTTCAGATTTTTCATTTGTAAATGAGGTATTTCCAGGATATTCATAAGATGCAAATCCGTTTTTAATTATATAAAAACACCAAAATAATTGATCCGTATGATCTGGATAAAAAAATATATCCTTGCTATTATTGACAGGGACGCGGTTCGGTACATTCTTTTCCTTTTTTTTATTATTGTTTACACCTTGTCCATTTACCATTTGTCCATTTACCATTTGTCCATTTACCATTTGTCCATTTACCATTTGTCCGTTTAACATATAGTCTTGTAACAATTCCATCATGTAATCAAACAACAAACAACAAACAAATCAATCGCTAGGTGCATAAATACAGTTAATATCTTTATTATCTTTTGTAAAATATATATTTTTAAACTGTTCTTTTTGCAACTCCATTTCAGTTAAATTTAATTCTTGTGCGTTTACATAGTTTATATATATTTTTAGTTCATTAATAATATATGGATCAACTTCTGTTAAATTTACATGAATTCCGTATTTATTTTCGTTTAACGTAACTTCCTTCTTTTTACTTAAAATTCGAAGAATTTCGATTTGATTAAATTTGGGCATGGATTCGATTTTGTCTTTGATAAAAATAAGTTCATCTGTATATATCGTTGTATTATTTTTCAATCCTTCTATTTCCACATCTTCATCTTCTTCTTTTGTAGTAATCATAATATTTTCAGACATATTGTGATTATTAATAAATTGTGTTTAAGTTGTTTGTTTCTAATCTGAATTTAACACAAGTCTCGGTGCTTTATTTTCTTTTTTAGTATAATGTAATCGTGGTTCAACCAATTCGGCAATAATACTAATATATTTATCATTTAATTCAAAACGTTGACCAATAACACGAATCATAATTTTACTATTTTCTTGAATGGATAAGAAATATGGACTCGCATAATGATGATCGCGAGTTATAAATACTACTATCGGACTTGGTATTTCAGTCGAACTTTCTGCACGAATTCCGGCTTTTGTAATATTTTTCACAGTGCATTCTATATTTAATCCTTCAACCGGGCAACAAATTCTACATTCAAATACAACTTCAAATTTTACAAAGGTCGCATGAATCATGCCGCTAGAATAAGTTAAAATTCTAGTAGACCCCGGTTGAACAAAACCTTCAACTGAACATTTCCCTTCAAATGCCGCAGCGACGTTTTTTTCTATAGTTTCCTGAATGTTTTTTCCGATGGATGTTATCGGTAAAGATATATTGCGCGTAATTAATGAATTCGAATAGATGCCTATATTTTTATCACCGTCGCCATCTTTATTATTTTTTCCTTTATAATTAGTTTGAAACTTGGTATTCGTGGCAATGGCATTAGCATTGACAGTAGCATTGACAGTAGCAGCAGTAGCAGCAGTAGCAGCAGTAGCAGCAGTAGCAGCCCCTTTTTCCGTCGCCTTTTTTTCTAATGCATCTGCTTGCATTAACAAATCATCTGCCCCGCCGCCACCCATCGATGAAATAGTCGCAGCTTCCATTCGAAGCATTTTCGCCCTATCATTTAAAATTCGTGAATTTTCCATTGGTTATGTATTGTATGTGTATTTATATAGTTATGATATTATATCTTTAATTATTTACAATTATTTACAATCAATTTTATTTTTTAGTTCAAAATTTTAGTAGCATAGCCATTTCAAAATCTAAAAACCATATCTTTCCATTAGCTCTAATATTATTAAAATGACGTAAAATTAATTCTTGTAATGAACATAGTTCCGATTGAACCATTCCCTTTGTATTTTCTTGAGTATATTTGCCCTCTTTCCCGAAAATACTATTTAATATATCTATTTTTTTAGTTTTAGCAGCTTCATCACATCTAGCTCCCGTATTTCGTTTTGATATCGTATTTTTTATTTTAAATACTAAATATTTGTTTTTATTATCATGCCCAACAAATCCAACCAACGCATTATAATTTTCATTATTATTATCCTTATATTGTTGTGCAATCTTTTCAAGCAATTCGCGTTCATCCTCGGGTTCTGCATTTGTCCAATTACCATTGTTTTGTAAAAGCATCATTTTCATAGTATTTTTAGAATATAACATCATTCCTTTTATTTTTTTAGTAACAATTAGTTTTGAATCAAAATAGCGTTTTATTTGCGATTTAAATATAACTATATCTTCGCTTATATCTTCATCGTCAATTACTCTCTCGTCTTCAATATAAATATATTTTAACAGCAATAATTTTTCGTGAAATATTAACATATCTACTATGTGTTCTATCAATAATTCAGAACATTGTATTTCCGATATATTAATTTCGCTATCATCTATTATTTTTCTCATAGTAATACCGCAGTGTTTATACCAATTATCGTCACCCCGTTTAATTTTTTCACATTCCACGCAATTCATAAATCGAATAGCTAAATCATAATTTTCTTTCAATTCATTTATTAATGTAGTCCCCAAATTATATTCAGCGTTTACTTTTTCCAGACCTTTTCGGTCTATTTCTACTGCTTTTGTCTCCTTTTCTAATTCTTCGTCAACATCAACTCTTTCAGCTAATCTTTCATCCTTTACCGCATCCTTTACCGCATCCTTTACCGCATCCTTTACCGCACCCTTTACCGCACCCTTTACCGCACCATTTACCATATCATTAATAAATACAATTTTTTGGTGTTTATAGTCTAGTGGGATAGATCTATCTGAAATTGGTATTTTGGTATCATTCAGTTCGCTGGGTTGAAACAAATAATAATCGCCGATATTAACTAAATATCCAGTTCTATCGTATCTATCTGTTATAAATTCATTACTATCGTCAATTAATTGTGTTAATGCCGCAAAAATTTGTACTCTGGGGTACGATTTTGGTATATTTATCTTTTTAATTAATTCTTCTTTTTTATAAAAAAATCGATCCTTCATTAATCTACGTATTTTTTGCAAAATCTTATCAGAATTCATTGTTATAAATGATTCGGTATAAGTTCCTTCTTTAATTTGTATAGGCAGTTCGCTTGTGTTTGCGCATTTATATGTGCATGATGCCATATAATCACATGCAGCTGAATATGGCGCATCTCCAACTTTAAATTCGTCAATGTGTTGTCCGGTGGATAAAATTTGTTTAACTTCCATATTCATATTTTCTTGTGTAAAATTAATTTGATCATGATTTATAATACAATCAACTGCATTTTCTTTTAATACTCTACTAACTTCGCCAATTAAAATTGCTTTTTTTTCGGCACTTCTATATACATAAATATCCGCGGATTCTTCTTCATTGTTATCTAAAATGGTTCCATGCATAAATATCTGTACGTTTCTTTTTTCAAAATCTAAATCTTTATGACTAAAATTACGAACTGCGCGACCAATAATTTGTTCTAACCTGTTCATGTTATACCATGGCTCTAATATATGCACTTGTCTAATAAATTTCAAATCAATCCCCTCTGATCCCGACTTTGAAATTAAAACAACTTTAATTTTATGCCCATCTTTATTATTATCGTTAGTAATTGCTTTAATATCAAAATCATTGTCGGGTGAAATCCGTCGATCACCCGTAATCATTATATATTTGGCGGGTTGAAACAAATCTCCTTTATTTTTACGAGGGAGCATAGTAACAGAATCCACTGGATCATGCGGGGGCGTTTTAAATAATGATTTATTATTACCGTTTTTACCACCAAATCGCGTAAATCCCATTTCTTCTAATGCTAGTGCCACGGGTATTAATCCACCATCAATCCATTGCGAATAAATCAAAATAATACCATCAGACACTTTTATATGATCGCCGCGTTCAGTTGCAATACTATTACATATATTTTTTATTTTGGCACTATATTTTCCAATTTCTTTTGGAGAAAATATATTCCATTTATTTTGAAGAGTTGCCTGTTTATATTCAAAAGATCCCTTTTCGGGAGGGTTTTTACTATCAATAAATGTCATCAATCTATATAATCCACGATGTCCCGTTAAATCGTGTGCATTGATATGAACCTGATCTGTTCCGACCACGCCTGAAATGGCGTCACTGGCACTAGCACTGGCACTGGCACTAGCATTAGCATTAGCACTGGCACTAGCACTGACCTCATCTTCATCCTCGTCCTCATTTTCTTCATCCGTGTCGACGCCACCAATCATAAGATGCTCGGGTGAAAGTGTATTGTCGCTTGAATCTTTTTTCATAATTACTACGTCTTTCCCTGGCTCTGGCCCTGGCTCTGATGATACTGACTCTGTTGATACTGGCACTGGTTCTGCTGATACTGGCACTGGTTCTGCTGATACTGGCACTGGTTCTGCTGATACTGGCACTGGCTCTGATGATACTGACTCTGTTGATACTGGCACTGGTTCTGCTGATACTGGCACTGGTTCTGCTGATACTGGCACTGGTTCTGCTGATACTGGCACTGACTCTGTTGATACTGGCACTGGTTCTGCTGATACTGGCTCTGCTGATACTGGCACTGGTTCTGCTGATACTGGCTCTGCTGATACGGACTCTGCTGATACTGGCTCTGCTGATACTGGCTCTGAAGGCAATGGTGAGGTACCCGATTCATGTTCTTCATAATCGGCTATGGGAATAATATACTTAACCGCATGTTTTAAATGATCAATTGGATAAATTATATTTAATGCTTCTAGCGGCATTTGTAATAATGTATAACCAAATGCATCCATATTTTCGAAGCTAGGCATATCTCTAACCTTTCCCAATTTTGTGGTAACCATTATTTTTTTTCTGCGCAAACTATCTATTATAAATTTATATCCTAAAGATTGAATCGATCCGATATTTGTTAAATATATATTATTCAGTCCCATCATTTCTTGTTCAGTTATATTTGAGATGGGTTTACCGTTCATTTGATATGTTGGATATTTTATACCAATAATACCATTATCACTGGACTTGGACTTGTTATCACTGGACTTGTTATCACTGGACTTGTTATCACTGGACTTGTTATCACTGGACTTGTTATCACTGTGAGCAAAAGTACTCCGAGGTGAAAATGTGTCTGGGTATATTCTAAATGGAAATGTATACGGATTATTCCCGCGAACAAACGATATATATCCTGTTGCTTTTCGTATCAACAATTCTTTACCAATTTCATCACCCGTGGCATTTTTTTTAAAATTACCATTCTTATCAAAAATGTCTCTAACTTCAATTATAGCCCGTCTATCATTTATATTCATTAAATTTAATAACCATATTATTTCCTTATAATTATTATACATTGGTGTCGCAGATAGTAATAATAAACGAATATTATTGGCAGAAGAAACAAGACTTAATAATTGTTGTGCAACTAATTTATTTTCATTATCATCTGATATTCGAATATTGTGAACTTCATCAATTACAATTAATCTATTATTAAATTCATGCTGTAAATTTCGAATACGTTTTGAACTCTTATTTTTCTCATCGCCTCCTGCTTCTGCTATTTTGTGTGCAAATTCTATATATCCCATAAATACATACGAATTATTAATTAAACTTTTAATTTGACTTATAACCTTTTCTTTAGTTACTCCCCTCATATTCATAGGATTAATCTCTTTTAATAATTTATTTCCGGTACATGCGCGTATACTCCATAATCCATCTACCAATTTTAGTTTTCGTTCATCAAATAACTGCAATTTAAAATTATCTTGAACGTTGGGAGAAGCAACAATTATAATTTGTTTGTATACCCCAATTTGTTTCAAATAATCTCGCATTTCTTCGCACACTCCAATCGCGCTACATGTTTTACCCGTACCTAATTCGTGATACATTAATAAACTATTATAGGGTGTTTGAAACGACATAAAATTTCGCACAAATGCTTGATGTGGTGACAATTCAAAATCAGCTTTACTCAAAATTTCTGCATGAGTTTTAATATCATGGATTTCACCGTCATATTTAGTATCATTAAATTCTTTTTTTTCGGCTATTTTTAAATTAAAATTTGGATCATTTAAATTTGGATATAAATAATCTTCTGTTTCTGGATGTTGTTTAAATTCTTCGGCTTCCAGAAATTCTTTTCTTAACAAAAATTTATTACAATTCTTATCATATATTTTTTCGGGATTAGCACAATTGTTCGTTTCAAACATAATTTTTAAATTTTCCATATTTACCTGGTCCATATTATTATCGACCGCCTCATTATCATCGACCGCCTCATTATCATCGACCGCCTCATTATCCTCTTTTTTTTCTTCAATTTCTTCCGACATAATATATATATTATATGATATAAACTATATTGTGAATATAATCTAGTGTGAATATAATCTATTATGAGTATAATCTATATTCTTGTAATACATTATTAATATTTTGAATAACCTGTTTTTTTTCTAAATTATATGGCCGTATTGAATTTAAACATTCATCTAATACTTTCCATTCCATTTTACTAACTTCAGACGATTGGAAATTTTGTACGGGTACACTATTTTCATTCATATATGCCAAATAATATTTATATTTGTATGATTTATGATTAGAGCCTATAAACACTTCTTCAAATGGTAACACATTTTCAATTATATTCACACTTGATGCCGTATACCCAGTTTCTTCCTCGAATTCTCTAAGTGCGCAGTCCATATCAGATTCTTGATAGTTTCGTCGACCCTTTGGAAATTCCCATTCCGGTTCTTTCCAAGAGGTTGCACTAGATCGAATGTATTCATTTATACCTTTATCTGAATCAACCGGTTCAACCAATACACGATCTTTTTCATCGTTGGCCATTTCATCTACATTTTTTTGAATTTGGGGTGCATTGTAAGATAGATATTTTCCACGAATATAATCTATATAACCAAACGTATACTTACGACATATCATTAGATATTGAAGTCCTGCCACACTCGGTCTACAAGCAATAATTCCATAACTAATTATCGGTATCTTACATTGATTAAATTGGTGGTTTGGTTTATTGCAGTTCAAACATGAATTTGACATTATATTTAGTTTAGGTATGATATCTAATCAACATAACATATGTTTAAATCGTTAAAGAAATGTATATGTAATCACTATAGTAATGAATAAATCGAATAAAACTGTATTAGATCCTAAAATTTTCGGACCACATTATTGGTTTATGTTACATACCATTGCAATAAATTATCCATTGCGGCCAAATGCAGTGACAAAAAAACGATATTATACATTTATTATGGATATTCCGTTATTTATACCAAATGAACAAATGGCAACTAATTTTGAAAAGTTGTTGGACGTATATCCAGTTACTCCATATTTAGATACTAGAGATAGTTTTATACGATGGGTGCATCATATTCATAATAAAATTAACGAACAATTGGAAAAACCTAAAATAACCCTGGCGCAATTTTATGAAAATTATTATAATAATTATAAACCGAATGAAGTTAAATATAAAGAATATTATAAAATGATGAATAAACTCATATATATGTTGGTTATATCTATATGTATAGGAATAATCGCATATGTCTATAACAAATAGCAAAGATAAAGGATAAAAAAGATAAAAATAAAATATATGTTTATTATAGTTTGTATATTTCAATGTTTATAAAAAAAACAAGAAAACTAAAAAAAACAAGAAAATCACAAAAAATAAAAGGGACACGTAAAATGGGGGGGAAAGTTATTGCGTCGGGAGGATATGGTTGTGTACTAGATCCGGTTCTTAAATGTAATAATAGTAGCAGAGTCAGTATTAGAGCCAGTAGCAGAGCCGGCATTAGAGCCGATATTACTAATAGTAGTAATAGTAGTAATAGTAGTAATAGTAGTAATAGTAGTAATAGTAGTAGCACTAACCACATGGTTACTAAATTATTACTTCGCCGTAATGCGGAAACAGAGTACGCGAACATTAAAAAATTCAAGGGGTTGTTAGATAGTATCCCAAATTTTAGCAATTATTTTTTATTGGATGATTTTACCATTTGTATCCCCGATAAATTATCGTCGTCGGATATGGTGGATTTTGACGTAAAATGTAAAGCATTGCAAAAACAATCAATAACAAGTGCCAACGTAAATGAAAGTCTATCTAAATTGCGCGCCATTAATATGCCGTCGGGTGGAAAAGATGTTGGAGATTATATTTATGCAGAAGACTTGAATTATTTTAAAATGGATCAACTAAATAGTGCATTATTAGATTTGTTAAGAAATGGTATTATTCCTATGAATAATAAACAAGTATATCATTGCGATATTAAAGAATCAAATGTATTGGTATCTATTGATAAATCAAGAATGTTTGCCAAGTTAATTGATTGGGGAATATCTGCACATTATACAGGTAAAAAAAAAATACCACCAATGATGGTTGGAAGACCATTTCAATATAATACTCCATTTTCGACTGTATTATGGAATAAATACTTTATAAAAATGTATAACGACTTTTTAAAAACTACACCAAATCCTGATGATGATGCCATTGGCGCATTCGTAAATACGTATGTACTATATTGGGTAAATCGTAGAGGACTTGGTCATTTAAAATCAATGAATACAATATTTAAAAATGTCGATGCCGATAAAACATATGATGATATGCAATATTTTGGTGAAGATATACTTAAATATCAATATGCATATTCATATATTTTTAAGTATTTGACCAAAATTTTAATTAAATATACAAATAAAAAAACAAACAAATTGGAATTATATAAATATTTTGTAGTATATTTAAAAAATGTGGATATTTGGGGATTTATTATGATTTATCTTCCTATTATGGAATATTTACAATATAATTTATCTATCTTAAATCGCTATGAACTTAAAATTGTCGAGACTATTGAAAAAATGGTTCTATTATTGGTGGAAAAATCTACAGAACCAATCGATATTGCCAAGTTAACAGATTATATTACCAAATTACCGGATTTGTTTACAAATGCAAATACTTTACGCGAACGAAGTCCATTAAAATTAGTAAATAACAAAAAGAAGGTAAAAATACCGACTAAAATTTTACCGACATCATCATAATCAACTAAAATATTTTGTATACACACAAATCGTCATAAACTTTGTTGGAAATCCCTGATAATAGTGCTAATATATAATATTTATTGTGAACATTGAGGTGTAAAATATATATAAAATAAATCCATTAAATTCTTATTTTTCAAATCGATCATGATATTAGTCTTATATTTTACATACAAATAAAACTAATGAATTTACCGTAATGGTAACAATATTATATATCCATATGTTAGACAATAATGCGATTTGAAATCATTGTATTGGCAATTACCGCATTTTTTATATATAATACGTATCATGATGGAAAATTAACAAAAATATTTATCAAAAATAAAAAATATATTCAAATGGGATTTTTCGCGTTTTTAGGTATCATGTTTTATCTATTAATTAAAAAAAATCCGTTAAAATTTAAAAATATATTGTTACATGCAAACAACGTGGTAAAATATATGCCAATTGATAAATCATCGATGGATATGATTTCACCTATACTGGATTTTACTACTAATGCGGCATCGAATAATGGTACGGGCGATGACGATGGAACAGAATATAATTTTATGAATGGCCTGAATCAAACGGGGCAACTAGGACAAGCATCACAAGAAAAACGAATTTTACAATCGGGTGGTAAAGGTACAAAACGGTCGGTAAGTGAAACTAAAAAAAAATATGTAGCATCTATGCAAAATTGGAAATGCGGGGAATGTCAGAATCAATTGAATGCATGGTTCGAAGTTGATCATAAAACGCGATTAGAATATGGCGGAGGAAATAATGTGGAAAATTTAGTAGCATTATGTCGAGAATGTCATGGTCGTAAAACGGCACACGAAAATATGTAATTTACCTAGTATTATTATATTATGATATTATATACTTTATTATCATATAACAATGAACGTGCAAATACCAATTGTATTAGGTATAACAATATGTATAGCGATTATTTTGTTTGCATTATTTACATCAGGTTATAATTTAATTGCAGGATATTTAATAGGTAGTATATTTCTTGTTGCATTACTAATAGGTTCTCGTAAATATATATTTCAACTTCTTATAATCATCTTTTCTGTTATTGAGAAATTATTACAAGCAATTGTGGATTTTCCATATAAGATCACTTTGCTAGGACTGACTCTTGTTGCCATATCTATATGGATATTTGCCACACAACCTTCCACGGCAATCATTACTAACGTTTTCATTGGCATTTTTTTAGTATGTATACTGCCCCTTATATACTATTATATGATTTCGGGAAATGCGCGATTATATAAGATGTTATGCTGTTCATTTCAAAATATTAGATTATATAATTGGTATACATGGTTTTCAATAATAATAGGTATCACTATTTTAATATTGGTCATTTTATTTGGAATATATCATCCAGATCATGCAAAAAACGTAACACCAGTTTCCCCGCCATCCTTATCATCATCCAGCATTGCGATAATATTCGAATGTATCGCTTTAGCTGTAATTCTAATGTATCTCATATTCACGTTTAGAAAATATATCTCCGACTTTATAAATGTTATTATGCTAAGTGTATTTATTGTTGCAGTGATTATATTATTTACTGCATTAACCAAGGTACAAATCAATAAATACGCCTATTTAATAGTACCGATTACACTTATCCTTGGATTTTATTTATTCTATCGTGTTCTGGCCGAAGATATGACAAAATACGGGGTTAAGCCAGATATTATGGCTGAACGAATTAAATATATTATTACCTTTGTCCTATTAATTCTGTTCATGATTATATTTTATGCAATAGATCCGGGTGGATATATTACCAAATATTTCGGGGTGGCGTTAGTATTTGCAATAATATTATCGGTGTTTGGTCTACTCTATTTATGTACACTACTATTCACTCCACAAACCGAATTGGACCAAACCGGCTTGGACCAAACCGGCTCATATATAGCGAGACTAGGATTAGGGGATGCAGGCGAACGACGCAATAATCCATTCCTCAAAGGGTTTAGTTATTTTAGTATATTTAGTACCATAGGATTTATCATATTTCTCGTTATTTTTACAACCGTTATCGCTTCATGGCCGGGCGGATTTATGAATAATTTTGGACAACCACAAGGATGGGTTATTGCATTAATGACACTTGCTTGTATTTTTTGGTTAATGTCATTTGCATTAAATATGAATACACCGGATCTATATGGATCGTCTGCAGTGGGAACAGCGTCATCGAATGTTTGGGATATAACTAGTATGCTTAAACGCACATTGTTAATCTTATCTGGTCTAATTGTTTCGGCAATGTTAGTTGCGTGGTTAGTAACCACTCTTCAAAACATGTCAACATCATCTGGGATAGGATCGTTTATATTAAACTTAATTATCGTTATTGCAATTCTGGCGATTTTTTATAAAATTATCACGATGGGGTCAGCATATAAAGACAATAAATTTTTTAAATTGGCAGTTGATGTCGTCCTCTATATTCCATGTATAGTCGTGATAGTACTCGATAACCTTGTTTCAGGACTTAATGCGGCCAAATCGTATTTACCTACCATGCCGAAAAATGGACCACATTTACCAAGATCAATATCGAATCTTCGTCTTCCGCGACTTGCTCCGGATACATTTTCAACGGGAACTCCAGAATCACCGTACGCATATATCATTTTATTAGTTGTAATTATATTGGCGTATATTGGATTCTTTATATGGCCGTATATTCAGCAATGGTTTTCGGAACAAGGTGGAAAATTATTGATAAATCAACCAGTATATCTTAATACTGAACAAACTATTGGATCATATCAATCGTTAAATAGTGTAACGACATTAGATCCGACATTTGATTATCAATATGCTATTTCGTGCTGGGTCTTCATTGATGCAGCCACCCCGAATACAGATACGTCGTATAAATCATATACCTCCCTATTAAATTATGGCGGGAAGCCTAATATTTCGTATAATGCAAGTGAAAATACGTTACGCATTACAATGCCTCCGCCAGGAACCACGGGGTCCGCATCGTCTACTACTGCTACAACATCGTCTAAAGATAAACATAAATTACCGGAATTAGATGATGATGGAAATATCATTGTGTATAGTAATCCTCGCGTTTTATTGCAAAAATGGAACAATATAATAATTAATTATAATGGTGGAACTTTAGATATATTTTATAATGGAGAATTAGTTAAAACGGTTATTGAAGTTGTGCCGTATATGTCATTGGATTCATTAACCATTGGCACAAATAATGGAATCCATGGCGGAATATGCAATGTAAATTATTTCGAGAAAAGTTTAGATATTAAACAAATCTATTATTTATACAATACAGTTAAGGATAAAACGCTGCCTACCATTGTGGATACAAACGTGACACTTACAAATATCGCAAAAGATTTAAATATAA